CGTTTTAAACACCAGACCACAGCCCGGATCCGTGCACACATAAAAACGCTCGGTGACTTCCTGAGACAGACGCCGCGATGTTCTTGACAGTGCAAGGCCTTTACATCTCCGACAACAATATCCGGTAACAAGCATTCTTTTCGGGCGTTTCATACTGCCGGAGGCTGACGTCAGTGAATCGCGGTATCTATGTTTGCCTGAAATGTATTCCATTCCTGAATCTTTACAGTCAGAGAAAAAGCTTTCACTCGCTTCAAATGTCGCAGAGCAATAAATATTCCGGCACTGTGCAATCATTATCTTGGTGCCATCGTCCATGAAATGTGCGCGACGGGTGTGAGCAACATGTCCACACGACGGGCAGTAAATCATGACAGCAGTCCTCTGGCCTTAAGCTCTGCTCCCTGCTGGTCTATTTTGTCCTGCCACACCTTGCGCTGTGCCGGTGTGCCTGCCACCTCATAATCCATGTGCGGGAGTGTTGTCGCTGACAGTCCGGTCAGCCGGAGAACCGGCTCGCCGGTGAGGCTGATTTGCATCTGTTTTATTTTCTGTTCCAGCGATGATTTCACCTGCTGCATGACAGCCTTTTCCGGTGCGACGTAGCCCTGATGCCCGGTGGTGTTGGCGAGCGGATTTTCCTGTACCTGGATGCTCAGATGCATTGCCCGGACAAGCGCCTCACAGGTTTCATTCAGGGCGTGTTCCAGCTCATGCTCTGCATACAGACTCAGCAGGTGATGATGTGCCTTCCGGTAGGCGGTGGCCGTGCTGTCACACGCCCCTTTCAGGCGTTCGCGTTCAAAATTCAGCACCACGGCCAGATTGTCATATTCCTGTACCAGCTCCCGGCGTGCCACGCGCTCAATGTGGCGCTGTTTCAGCTCGTCGCTCAGGACACCACCGGCTGCACGAAAGGCCGTGCGCCAGTCGTCAGCGTCGTTTCCGTCGGCCTGCGCCAGCGCATTTTTTTCCTGCTCTGCCCGTTCAATGGCCGTGACGGTCTCATCCATCAGGCGGGCGTTCTCAAGATGGGCGGCTCTGGCCTTTTCCAGTTGTGCCAGCGCGGGTTGCAGATATTCAGGGATGGTGTTGTCAGACATTTTCCGGCTCCTCGTCACTTCAGGTTAAGAAAATTGTGACGTACACCGGACAACAACACGACGCATTGCAGATGTGCCAGCCCTGACACAGGAGACTCATCCTCAGACCGGCAAGCCAGGAAAAGGTCGCAGGAAAAACCGGCTTACTGTTTGTTTTTTTATATTTTACTGTTCACCTCTGTTCACCTTAATAAAAAAGATAAGTAATACAGTAAGTTAAATGGTGAACAATCGCAGTAATGACTGTTCACCGTCTGTTCACCACTGTTCACCCGCTCATGGACTTTTTGTGCTGTTTATTACTGTTTGTTTTTATTAATTCGCCGGGAATGAATAAGAAAAAACGATTTGTATTTCACTATAAAAATTACGAATTGCTTTAAGTGGCTTTAAATGACTTTAAGTGGAGATGAACAAAAAATACACAAGCATTGTAAGACTGCCGGAACAAATCCCCCCTGTTGCGTCTGCTGAAAATATTCACAAAATAAAGCGCTACCCGAAGCCGGACGGACTTATCCGGTGCTGTATGGACATTAACGAGGTAGCCCGATGCAAGCTGTTTTTTCTTCCCCGTCTCCCGCCCCTGTGACGCCACTGATGCCGCTGCCGGACATCACACAGGAGCGTTTTTTACGTCTTCCGGAAGTGATGCACCTGTGCGGCCTGTCACGCTCGACCATCTATGAACTCATCCGTAAGGGGGAATTTCCGCCGCAGGTGAGTCTTGGCGGTAAAAATGTGGCCTGGCTGCACTCTGAAGTCACCGCATGGATGGCCGGGCGCATTGCCGGACGCAAACGGGGGTACGACGCATGATGATGCCTGTTCTGCAAAAACTTCCTTTTTCTGGCTTGCCTTTTTCCGGCATTTGCGGATATAGTTTTTCCGCTGCCGCAAAATCGGCAGCCGGGCGTGGAAACCCGAGTATGTTATCGGCGACATATGACGCGCCATGCGTCTTTTTTTGTGTCGCAATCAACGCCACAGAGCGCCAGATTATGGTGTGGTGTGTGGTCAGTCGAGCAAATGGCACTCCGTGCATTCTGCCCGCGTCCGCTCATTATACCGCAGAGTCAATGGTAGCTCAGGCGGGGCAGCCTCCGGGCTGGCCGGTTTCCGATAACGCCGGTATTTCCACCCCCGTCTGGGCTATCGCCATCGAGCGTGGAAACTCCGGCGATAGCGTCATTTACGCTGTTATCGGAGGTTGCCTTATGGCTACGACCCTTACCCCCTCACACCCTGAATTTGTCTTTGTGTTTGCGGCTGTCCGTCGCACAGACCGTCATCCCCGTATCTGTATGCTTCGCACCGTCGCCGGTGATGAACGCAGCGCCCGCCGTTCCCTTGTCCGTGACTATGTGCTCTCCCTTGCTGCCCGTCTGCCGGTGGTGGAGGTGTCCCGTGCGTAATAAAAAAGCCCCTCAGACCGTCTCAGCACGTCATGACGCCCGTGAACACCTCAGCATTGAGGCTTACCATAAGCTCAACCGCGCCAGCGCCGTATCCCAGTTTGTTGGGGGTGATTTGATTCACCGTGAACTCTCCGGCCTGCATCAGCTCTACATTCCGCATATTTTCAGCTACCTGAATGAAGATATTGATTTTGTGCTGAATGAGCTGAAAGCCAAAGGCCTGTGCCGCGATTTTCTCGCCCAGCAGAAAGACCGGGGAGACAGGACGCATGTTTGATTTTCCCCAGCCCGGTGAGATTTACCGTTCTGCCGGTTTTCCCGATGTGGCCGTGGTCGGCATTCTGGAAGACGGTATTCCGTGGGAAATGCCGTACCGCTGCCCGGACATTGTCTGGAACCCGTACCGCCGTAAATTCAGTATCCTTGTGCGTATCCTCGCTGACGGGCGCACCACAGACATCCCGCTGGGGCGTTTTCTGCGGGAATTTACCTGTGACCGTCCTGACCTGTTTAAACGCAGCCCCGTAAACCGGCATGCGGTACTGAAAGAAATGGCCGGAGACCCGGAATTACAGAAATGGCGGGAGAAATATCTGGATATTTACCCGCAGGACACTGTTCCGGTCAGCCGGGCGGCACCGGTGGCGCGGGAATGGCGGGAAATTCCCCGCACGGAGCCTGACCCGGAAATCACCCCGGATAACAGTTACCGCAATTATCTGTAATTAAAAAACGACACCCGAAAAATTAAATGTGCGTATTCGCGCAGGGATACGCACGTCTTCAGGAGACGCAGATATGCCTTATCAGTTAATGCAACCGGCACGGAATGCAGTCATCTGTCACAGGGAGGAAAACAAATGAAAACACCCTTACCGCCCGTCTTACGCGCTGCCCTTTACCGTCGCGCTGTCGCCTGTGCCTGGCTGACCGTGTGCGAACGTCAGCACCGCTACCCGCATCTCACCCTTGAGTCACTGGAAGCGGCCATCGCCGCTGAGCTGGAAGGCTTTTATCTGCGCCAGCACGGTGAGGAAAAAGGGCGTCAGATAGCCTGTGCCCTGCTGGAAGATTTAATGGAATCCGGCCCCCTGAAGGCCGCGCCGTCGCTGTCCTTTCTCGGGCTGGTTGTGATGGATGAACTCTGTGCCCGTCACATAAAAGCGCCGGTACTGCACTGAAGGAGAACAACACCATGAAAATGAACGTAACCGCCACCGTCAGCCATGCGCTCGGCCACTGGCCGCGTATTCTCCCGGCGCTGGGGATTCAGGTGCTGAAAAACCGTCATCAGCCCTGTCCGGTCTGTGGCGGGAGTGACCGCTTCCGTTTTGATGACAGGGAGGGGCGCGGCACCTGGTACTGCAATCAGTGTGGTGCCGGTGACGGCCTGAAACTGGTTGAAAAGGTGTTTGGTGTTTCCCCGTCCGATGCGGCCGCAAAGGTGGCTGCCGTGACCGGCAGCCTGCCCCCGGCTGACCCGGCAGTGACGGCTGCCGCCGGTGCTGAAACAGACGCTGCCCGGAAGAACGCCGCCGCACTGGCACAAACCCTGATGGCGAAAACCCGTCCCGGAACCGGTAACGCCTACCTGACCCGCAAGGGCTTTCCCGGCCGGGAATGCCGGATGCTGACCGGCACACACAGAGCCGGTGGCGTGAGCTGGCGCGCCGGTGACCTTGTGGTGCCACTGTATGACGACAGCGGCGAACTGGTTAACCTTCAGTTAATCAGTGCTGACGGCCGTAAGCGCACCCTGAAAGGCGGACAGGTCAGGGGCACCTGTCACATCCTTGAAGGACAGAATCAGGCCGGAAAACGTCTGTGGATAGCGGAGGGATACGCGACCGCACTTACCGTGCATCACCTGACCGGTGAAACGGTGATGGTGGCGCTTTCTTCCGTGAACCTCCTTTCTCTGGCCAGCCTTGCCCGGCAGAAGCATCCGGCCTGTCAGATTGTCCTTGCCGCAGACCGTGACCTCAGCGGTGACGGCCAGAAAAAAGCCGCCGCAGCCGCAGATGCGTGTGAAGGTGTTGTTGCCCTGCCGCCGGTCTTCGGTGACTGGAATGATGCCTTCACGCAGTACGGCGGGGAAGCCACCCGTAAGGCCATTTACGATGCCATCCGGCCACCGGCTGAAAGCCCGTTCGACACCATGAGCGAAGCGGAGTTTTCCGCCATGAGTACCAGCGAAAAGGCCATGCGTATCTATGAGCATTACGGCGAGGCGCTCGCGGTCGATGCCAACGGCCAGCTTCTGTCCCGTTATGAAAATGGTGTCTGGAAGGTGCTGCCACCACAGGACTTTGCCCGGGATGTGGCCGGGCTGTTTCAGCGGCTGCGTGCGCCGTTCTCCTCTGGGAAGGTGGCCTCCGTGGTGGACACCCTGAAGCTGATTATTCCGCAGCAGGAAGCCCCCTCCCGCCGCCTGATTGGCTTTCGTAACGGCGTGCTCGACACGCAGAACGGCACGTTCCACCCGCACAGTCCGTCACACTGGATGCGCACCCTGTGCGATGTGGATTTCACCCCGCCGGTGGAAGGGGAAACGCTGGAAACCCACGCCCCCGCGTTCTGGCGCTGGCTTGACCGTGCCGCCGGTGGCCGTGCGGAAAAACGCGACGTGATTCTGGCCGCACTGTTTATGGTGCTGGCAAACCGCTACGACTGGCAGCTCTTTCTGGAGGTGACCGGTCCCGGCGGCAGCGGCAAAAGTATCATGGCCGAAATAGCCACCCTGCTGGCCGGGGAGGATAACGCCACGTCGGCCACCATCGAGACGCTGGAATCCCCGCGTGAACGTGCCGCGTTAACTGGCTTCTCACTGATACGCCTGCCGGACCAGGAAAAATGGAGCGGCGACGGTGCCGGACTCAAGGCCATCACCGGCGGCGATGCGGTGTCCGTTGACCCGAAATACCGGGATGCGTACTCCACGCATATCCCGGCGGTGATTCTGGCCGTGAACAATAACCCGATGCGCTTCACCGACCGCAGCGGCGGCGTGTCACGCCGGCGGGTGATTATTCACTTCCCGGAACAGATAGCCCCGCAGGAGCGCGACCCGCAGCTTAAGGACAAAATCACCCGCGAGCTGGCGGTCATCGTGCGTCACCTGATGCAGAAGTTCAGCGACCCGATGCTCGCCCGGTCACTGCTTCAGTCCCAGCAGAACTCAGACGAGGCGCTGAACATCAAACGGGATGCCGACCCGACGTTTGATTTTATCGGCTATCTGGAAACCCTGCCGCAGACCAGCGGCATGTATATGGGGAACGCCAGTATCATCCCGCGCAATTACCGTAAATACCTCTATCACGCCTATCTGGCCTACATGGAGGCAAACGGCTACCGGAATGTACTCAGTCTGAAAATGTTCGGGCTGGGGCTGCCGGTGATGCTGAAGGAATACGGACTGAATTACGAGAAGCGCCATACCAAACAGGGGATACAGACCAACCTGACGCTGAAAGAGGAAAGCTACGGCGACTGGCTGCCAAAATGTGACGACCCTGCAACAACCTGACCCACGTGACCGGCATCTGCCGGTCTTTTTTTATCCCTGAATTCCCCGAAGGTGAACAATCCACTGTTCACCCTTCACCGTATATTCACCCGTTATCACACTGAAATTAAAAGAGAAAAATGAAAGGTGAACAGTGTGAACAATCAAATCAAAAAAAACTTTTTTCTCCCTGTGTGATTTCAGTGCGGGGGATTAATCACCGGTATGAGTCACACCGGCAGAATGCCGGAGGTGAAGAATCGAATGTTCACCCTTCACCCATTATTCACCACCTATCACTCTGAAATAAAAGGAGAAAATCAAAGGGTGAACAGTGTGAACAGTTCTTTCGAAAAAAAATTTTTTCCTGTACGATATAGCATCAATCCAAGTAAAAATGCGCTTTCATTTCATATTAACTTACAGCCATTGGTATACGATTAGGTATACGCACAAAAACTGAATTAAACAAAATCGTTAAAAATCAAAGCAATATAATATTTATTCAAACTCCGCCAGCCCACCAAATAAAACAAGGGGTTACGCGCAAGCGTAGCCCCTTTTTCTTTGGCTTTGGCGGCAAAATGACGACAGCGTTTTGGTTGCTATCGAGTGCATCAGTAACGGCAAATGGTATGAGCCGCCCGTCAGCTTCGCCGGCCTGGCAAAAAGCCTGCGCGCCGCCGTGCATCACAGCTCGCCGATTTACGTGAAGCGCAACATTCTGGCAAGCACGTTTATTCCGCACCCGCTGTTATCACAGCAGGATTTCAGCCGCTTCGTGCTGGATTTTCTGGTGTTCGGTAATGCCTTTCTTGAGGCGCGAAAAAGCGTGACCGGAAAGGTTATCAGGCTGGATGCCTCGCCGGCCAAATACACACGGCGCGGCGTGGAGAAGAATGTTTACTGGTGGGTGCCAGGCTTTTCGCAACCGCAGCAGTTTGAACCGGGCTCGGTGTTTCACCTGCTGGAGCCGAATATCAACCAAGAGCTTTACGGGATGGGGATGCCGGAATATCTCAGCGCGCTTAACTCGGCATGGCTGAATGAATCCGCGACGCTGTTTCGCCACAAGTATTACCAGAACGGCGCGCACGCGGGGTACATCATGTACGTGACCAACGCGGCGCAGAGCAGCACCGATGTTGAGGCGATGCGCGATGCGATGCGCAGCTCGAAAGGGCTCGGCAATTTTAAGAACCTGTTTTCTACGCGCCGAACGGAAAGCCCGACGGGATTAAAATCGTGCCGTTAAGCGAGGTCGCCATCAAAGACGACTTTTTAATATTAAAAAGGTGAGTGCGTCTGACATGCTCGATGCGCACCGCATCCCGTTTCAGCTCATGGGCGGCAAGCCGGAAAACGTCGGCAGCCTGGGCGATATCGAGAAGGTGGCAAAGGTCTTTGTGCGCAACGAGCTGATTCCGTTGCAGGACCGGATCAGGGAAGTCAATCACTGGGCGAGAATGGAAGTGATCCGCTTTAAAGCATACTCGCTGGACGACAGCAACGATTAAAGCAGGCCGCCGAAAGGCGGCTTTTTCGCCCCCCGCCGCATACACGCTCAGACGCACCACTCGCCCCGCATCAGCACGAACGCCCACACCAACCACCCCGACAGCGCAGCGCCTCACAGCGAGGCGCTGGCGCGCGTTATTTTAAATCGTGCACGCCCCGCCATGCGCAATGCTATCCCCGCCTCGCCTGCCCGCTTTATGGGTCGGTTTTAATGCAGCTGCATGACCATTCCCAGCCCGCCTCCACTGTGGGGCTGACCGGGAAAACATATTTTAAAATTAAACGCAAAATAATGCGTAAAGATGCAAACTAAAATTACAACTTCCTTATCACCTTTCCGTCAATTTCATCAAAAGATACTATTGTGTATTGATAACCATCCAAGGCTTCAACTAAAACATTCTCATCTTCAGACGTGGCAAAAATAATCTGGCCACTGTCTTTTGTAGTTTCTGCTGCATCTCTAAGCAACTCAGCAAAACTGACTTTTTTTGCTTCTTGCTGTCTCGGCTCATCGAAAATGAGAACGCCAGGGTGATTAGTAGCAAAGTGTTGACCAACAGTAAACAAGCTAATTAAATATCCCCAAATTATTCTAATGCCATCACTTGCAGATGTATCAAACCCAATATCATAACCCTCCCTTGTTGGCAGGTAATTATCTTCAGATATCTCTATAAGTTCCGCATCAAAACTATCGAACTTATATTTTTCAACCTCTCTATGAGGCCAGAATTCAATAACTGCAACTTTAATACATCATTGTTTGATAATATTCTTTGCGGTAATGATTTCTTACCCGCCATTAGCTTATTGAATTTCTTGTGTAACTCATCCAATTCCAAACGAATATTGGTTATATCCCTAACCGCTTCATCAATTTCATCAATTTCATTCTCTAGATTAATCTTATGACGTAAATACTCCTCTTGAATAGCAAGAGAAGGATAATCAGTATTTTTAAGTTTATTAATCTCAACTTTTAATGCAGCTATTTTTGATTCAATTTTATTTTGTTCAGCCTCTTTAAACTTTAACTGATTGCTACAATCTAACAAAACAAAGTCAAAGGCCTTTATTTGCTCTTTAATGAAACTCAAACTACTTTCATATGTCATAAGATTCTCTTGAGATGAAAAATCCAAGAGATTATCATTATATTGAGCCCCACAAGTGGGACATTCATTACTTAATAGTTGAGTAGATTCATAAACACTAGAATCTGAAATCCTCTTCAAATCCTCATATTTTCTTTTATCGTCCAAAAGGTTTGCCAACCTTTTGTTTGTTGAAAATATTTGATAATTTATATAGCTTTTATGATCACTAATTTCTTGCAAACTTAGCTCTAAACGATGAATTTCATCAACTTTTGAACTTATTGAGTTCACAACAGTTAACTGCAATTCAGCATCATCAACATGCTCAAAATTCTGTGCATTTATCGCTTTCAGTTCGTTAGCATAAACAGCTCGTAGGTCTGTTAATGGCCTAATATGATCGTTTTCTTTTACAACCAGATCTATTTTATAGTGATCAAATTTCTTTTCTGGTTGTTCTGGAATACCTGTGACAACAGATGAAACTTTTGAAGCAATTATTTCTGCTTTTCGTTTAATAATTTTCCATTGATAAACAACCTCATCCACACCATTTTTTATAGCGCTTCTCTTAAGTATATTTTCATTAACATCAAGAGCCATTAAAAATTCAAGTGATCTTTTTTTAACTTCTTTAATACCAAATTGCGTTGGTATTGTGGCCATTACCGATGACCAACCTTTTTTTTGCTCAACAAACCATGAGGGGAATAACACTGACGGGTAAAGAGGTGTATCTTTACCGTTGTGATTTGGAACCAGAGGTAAACTCCAACCTAAAAAGACAGTTAGCCATTTATAAAACCCCATATCTCTATCAGTATCACCTTCTCGATGAAGAAAGTAAGAGCCTCTTTTTTCCTTTCCATTAGCATGAGTTTCATCAATATAAATAACATTGTCAATTTCAAAACCAACAATATTTCTCTTCAAAGATGCAGTCACACCATCGCTATTTTTTATTTGTAAAACAACAAAAGACGAAATGACGTTGATTTCTCGAACATCAATTGTCGTTAACACCTTTGTTAGAGATGGAGGAAATGGAATTTTGGCGCCCCCCATTCCTAATGCTCTTTCCATGCCCAGCGCATATGCTATTGCATTCATACACGTTGATTTACCATGAGAATTTTCCATGCGCAATAAAAACAAGCCTTTAGAAAATGGAATAGTAACTCCGTATCGGCCATCAGTAGTATTTGCAACAATATCCAACGAAACGATTTCTAATGACATATTATCCTACCTGGAATATTTTATTAACATTAGTTTCGGACAATCCTTTTTTAAGCTTATGGAGTTTAAAAGATTCAACCTTGAATACATCAAGTTCTATTAACTTAGCGGCACATTGCTCGCCTTTTTGAACTATTTTATATTTATCATTATCTCTAATTATAAAACCTTCGGCTAACATCAACTCAAGGGCGCGATCGAGCGTAGGATCCATGCGAACCTCAGGCTTAAGGCTTTCCTTGTTTAAAATCCAAAACTCAAGGCTGGCAATATTTTGATCCGACTTCAAAACCCAATTAACAACATGCATTTTTTTTAACGAGCAGCAGCCAGAACGACCAAGTATAGAAAGAATCAATAAAATTAAACTACAACGCCACAGCGGCCTCATATCACAAGGTAAGTGTTCTGGCCTTTTAGTAAAGGTGAAAGGTTTACCAACTATTTCTTCTATGGTTATATGCATCTCTTTTTCCACCTTAAAAGTCTAATGGGCATCGTATCAACCAGTCTGAAATTACACCCCATGTAATTTTTTCGAGATCCGCTTGTTTAAACGTCGGGACTTCTTCTTCAATACATTTTTTTAAAGTCTCAATTTGATCTTTCATTATTCCTGAAGGCTGGGCATTAGATGGAGAAAGCATAAAAATCCCAACTAAATTACTTTCTCTCTGCTGAATGCATTTATAAACAACCTCATAAATATCAACCCAGTTTTGCTTTAGCGTGTCTAATAGATTCTGATAATCAAGGAATTTTTGAATTAGAAAGTTTCTCATTTGCTCTTGCCTTGATACAGAATCGTGGAGCTTAGGCAGTTTTAAATTCAACTTTTCGAGAAAAGAACTATTGCTGCTGATAAACTCCATTGCTCCATCAACAGTTGTATCATCTAAATTTAGACTTAATTGATATGAATCTCTGCGAAGCAGAAAAGCTTCTTGAGAGTAACTTTCCTCAGTTTGAACAATAATTTGAAAATCATCAGCCACATATGGGAGACCTAACTCACGAACCTTGAGGGATTTTTTTGTACAGTATTGGCTTAACTTTGCAGATTTATTATAAGGGGTCGCTAAAATCCAGCGGCTTATTTTTAATGTTCCAAATAGTTCCTCTAACTCTTTTACATTATCTTTAGAGAACTTTTGAATATCATTATAAATTTTCTTTTGCTGAGCTTTATAAAGTTTATTAATATCACTCGACTGCTCCGGCAAATAACACTGAAAAACATGCCCATCTAAAGTATAGCATTCAAGGCCAAAATCTCCGCCATGTGAATCAGGTAAGTCGCAGCAATTCGCGGGCTTATAATGTAGCCAAATTATGCTCTTAAAGAACGATTCCCATGCTTTGGGGTCGCTATGAGGGTCAATATGCATTTCCAAGTCCGTTGAAAAAATTTCCTCACAGTATAACCTCTTGCTCTTTAAGGAGTAAATATAATTGACTAAGAAATAGGCATCGAATAAATTGACCTTGATCGTACGACCATAGCGCAACAGCAGGCTGTTAGAGCCAATATGTTGTTGTTCTCTTGAATGGAAAAACGTGCATAAAAACCGCGTAACAGCCTGATTTAACATCTTTAGACCCTCATTTCTTTTTCCACTATTCAGTGTTCAAAATCGATGATGTGGAGAAAGTTACTGAAAAAGCATGATTTTTTATTAGATTTCCTTGAACAATCTCAGCAATCAATCCTAAAGCAATTTCCCTGTCTTTTTCTTGGCTTGCGCCTTCAGTCGCCAGTCGAGCAATAAGCTCAACCCGTTCAAGCATCACTAATTCGCTTAGTTCTCTGTTCACATCCCCCCTCACGAGAAAACTGTATAAACATACAGTAACATGTAATGATAAGGGTTGTGAAGAGAAAATAAAAATGTCCACTATGTATGTGCATGATATCGATGAATATTAATGCTCTTTGCTTTTAGCCTTTATTCGCAATATCGCGACATACTCAAGGATTTCCCTAGCTTTTTTCTGGTATGAAGGAGCCGCAGCATATATTTCTCCTTTAGCCGTTCCGCGTAACCATTTGCCGTTAAAACAACTTTTACCACCGGCCAATATGTGCAGCGCTTCGCCACGGTTGATGGTGATGCCGGTTAGAAGATGTATCTCGTCGATAGTTTTCGCTATAGCTACATTTTGCTCATCAGTTCCGTGTATGAATTCTCGCCGCATAAGTGGCTTTTGCTTTCTAAGGCGGTTTGTCAGCTCTCGTCTTTCACGCCGACTCAGAGGCTTTGTTAAATTTTGTTTGGGGGGAGCACTTTCACCCCCCGTACAGTTATTGACAGAACTCCGAGAGGGCGCAGAAGCGCCCTTAACTTCAAAACCTTCGGCCTCCGGCCGTTTAGCAACAATCTTCCACTGCTTGAGCCGCGTAATAATGGGCGTGCAGTCGCCGACTTCCTTGTCATAAACCCCACGAATGCGCACACACTCCTCGCCGTATTCGTTAACCGCATCGGTGCTTTCGTACCAGGCGCGCACCTGAAGCTCATCACGGCGCACAAACGGGCCGCCCTGGGCATTAACGTAACCTGCCCAGTCACCCGCATCAGCGGCATCGTGTACAAGCGCAAACTCCACGCTAAGCCCTTTCGCCGTTTCAGCGTCGGCCATCCGGCGCAGCTCTCGATAAACCGTCACCGGCGCGCCGCCCACAAACTGAAACTGACGGATGCGCCAGCGGGCCGCCCAGGCTGAAACCGCCGGCGCGGTTTCCTTGAGCATTTCGCCGCTCTCGTCGTCGCGCTCATCATCAAGCGCGTAACCGTCGATATTTTTGCTGATGTATTTCGCCACGTAGCCGGTCGCGCTGCCCTTGTCCGGGTCGATAGCTTCAGCGTGAAAACGGGCCTTGCGGGCCTTCTCGCTTTTAAGCTCGTGATGGTCTTCTTCACGGGTATAGCGGGTAATCACGGCGCGCACGCGATCGACATCTTCCGGCAGCATAAACATCAGCATGTGCCAGTGTGGCGTGGCGTCGTGGTGCGGCTCGGCGACGCGAATACCGAATATGCGAATATCGTCACGGTGCAGCTTCGCGCGAATACGCGCCCACAGCCCGGTTAAATAGCGCTGTGTCTCCGCCGGGCTGGCGCCGTTCCATCTGCTGTTACGGTAGCCGGCCTTTGCGGTGGCGTGGAATTTAGACGGGGCGGTCATCGTGTAAAACTCGCCAACATAGCCGAGTTCATTACAGATATTTTCGAAGCCGCGGATGCGGGTCATCAGCTCGCAACGGCGGATCGCCGGGTTGGCGACGCTACCGTCGTATTTTTCGATAAGGCTGATGCGGTTGCCCGTAACTCCATCATAAACAGACCTGTTTAACGACAGAGAAATATGCAAACCGCATCCGAAGAGCGTTAAATAAAAAATTTCTCCGGCTATCGGTGTTACACTCAT